ACTTTGTATGCCTACAATTTGGCTGGCCTCCGCAACACTTCTGTGCTCCAAGAGCACATGGAAGCTGCGCGGATGGCCACCAATATGATGCTGTCACGCTGGTCGAACCAAGGTGTAAATCTTTGGAAAGTTGATCCGGTCACGGTCGCGCTCGTCGAAGGCCAGTCAACATACACGGTCGATTCAAACACTGTGATGATTCTTGACGCTTACATGGTCATTGACAATGGCAATGGCAGCCCAACAGACCGCATCATAACGCCAGTCAGCCGCACAGAATATGCCAGCTATCCGAACAAAGAGCAGCAGGGCTTCACGACGACATTCTGGTTTGATCGTCTGCTTTCTCCAACAGTCACCCTTTGGCCTGTGCCGGATGGAAACTCAGCGCAATATCTGAAATACTACCGCGTGATTCGCATTGAAGATGCGGCACTCTCGAATGGCCAGACGGTTGACATTCCCTACCTTTGGTTCGAGGCTTTTGCAGATGGGCTCGCCTATCGCCTTGCAAGGGTGTGGAATCCGCCAATGGCTCCGGGCCTGAAAATGCTCGCCGACGAGTCATACAACATCGCCGCTTCTCAGAACATCGAGCAAGCGCAGCAATATATCTCGCCTCAGATCTCCGGCTATTACCGAACATAAGGAGGCATCATGGCATATGCTTCCCAAGCTGGCAGAGCGAGAACAAGCGCAAGAAGTCCCCAAGCGCATGGCATATGCGACCGCTGCGGTTTCCGCTACAACCTTACCGATCTGAACTGGCAGTTCGATTGGCGCGGAGCCTCGCTGCAGAACATCAAGATGTTGGTTTGCAAAAGCTGCTATGATGATCCGCAGCAGCAGCTGCGCGCCATTGTCGTGCCGGCAGACCCGACCCCGATTGCGAATGCCCGCATTCAGGATTTTGTCACTGCGGTGACGGACGATTTGTCGATTGTCAGTGCGACCGTTGTTGATCCTTTGACTGGCATCCCGATTCCGTCCACAACTAATATTACCACCGAGAGCGGCATCGACCTGACTGCGCAGCCCATAGGTGTCCCTGTAGGGCTCCAGCAAGGCGCAATAATGCCGCTGCAGGGGAATGTAGCTTATGCGGTTCAGTTGCCTGTCCTGTCCTTGTCTTCGGCCGGAACCGCCACAATCACTGTGACGTGCAGCTCTGTCCATGGTTTGGCGACCGATGCGCAAGTTTCCATTGCTGGCGCAACCAACAACACAGCCAACGGTTTCTATTCGGTGACGGTCACAACAGCCACCGCATTCACCTACATGGTCAACTCTATCATACCTGCAGGCTCGCTATTGACCGGAACGACGAAAGTTCTGACAGCCAAGGTCGGCCTCCCCTACAATTATTCTCAGATACCTCAGGCGGGCGTCTAAATGGCAAACACAACCATCACAAACCTGCCTCTTGCAATTGCTCTGACTGGCACAGAGCAGATGCCGGCAGTTCAATCCACCACCACTGTGCGGCTTACGGTCAGCCAGATCGCGACCTACACCTCTTCGACCATGGCTGCGCCGGTTGTCACGATTGGCGGCACAGTTTCGGGCGGCACTCCCGGCAACGGATTGTATGTTAGCTCTTCAGGGACTCTCGCAGATTTCCCTTATGGTGCCGGCATATTCAACGCAATTAAGATTGCGGCTGGATCGAATGGCTCGCCTGTTTTGTTCAATGGTGCTGGTGGAACGCCGACATCGCTGACGCTGACGCTTGGTTCAATTTCCATCTCCGGTGCGACTAACGGATATTTGCTTTACAACAACAATGGTTCTTTGGGTGCGGTTTCTCCAACGGCTGCATCAATATCAATTGGTTCTTTAATCTCTGGCGGCACCAGCGGCCAAGGCCTGTATGTTAATGACGCCAACACCCAGTTGGCTCAGTTCGCCTACGGCACAGGCGTCCGCACGGCGCTTGGCGTCAATGTTGGTTCCGCTGGCGCTCCGGTGCTTTTCAATGGCGCGGGCGGCCTTCCCTCGTCCATAGACCTTACGAATGGCACCAACTTGCCGATTTCGGCTGGTACGACAGGGAACCTGCCCGTCACTCGCCTTAACTCCGGCACGGGCGCGACAGCTTCAACCTATTGGCGTGGCGACGGCACTTGGTCTGCTGTGTCCGGCGGATCCGGCACAGTCACAAGTGTTGCCCAGACTTTTACCGGAGGCATCGTTTCGGTTGGCGGCTCGCCAATTACGACATCCGGCACGCTGGCTCTAACGGTTGCTGGCACGTCTGGCGGCATCCCATACTTCAGCAGCACGTCAGCGTGGGCTTCATCCGCTGCATTGACGCTCAATGGCGTCGTGTATGGCGGCGGTGCGGGCGCGTCTCCCGTCTCAACCGCAGCCGGGACCACGGGGCAGGTTCTCATTGCGACAACGAGTAATGCACCTTCTTGGGGTCAGGTCCCTCTCGGCACTGGCGTCACGGGGACACTTCCGGTCGCTAACGGCGGCACAGGGCAATCAACCGCCCTCACCCAATATGGCGTCATCTATGGCTCGTCTGCGACAGCTATGGGCAATACTGCGGCAGGAACCACGGGTCAGGTTCTCCTTGCAACAACGAGCGCCGCGCCCTCTTGGGGTCAGGTTTCCCTCACCGCTGGCGTCACGGGAGTGCTGCCAATTGCCAACGGTGGCACGAACCTCTCCTCTACGCCCGCAAACGGCGCGTTGGACATCGGTAACGGCACAGGGTTTACCCGCACGACGCTGACGGCTGGCACTAACATTACGATCACCAATGGTGCGGGGTCTATTTCTATTGCGGCAAGCGGCGGTAGCGGCACAGTCAACTCCGGCACGGCAAACCAGCTCGCCTACTACGCCGCGACTGGCACTGCGGTGTCGGGTAACCAATACGCCAACATCAGTGGCGGCGCTCTGACGCTTGGCACTCAGAGCAGCGCAACGGCTGGCTCCCTCGTCCTCGCCAACACGAATGCTGGTGCCTTCCCCACGACCATCAAGTCCAGCGCGTCTGCCACAGCCGCGTGGTCACTGACGCTGCCTGTTTCGGCGGGGACGAGCGCCTATGTTTTGTCCACTGACGGGACGGGCGTCACAAGCTGGGTCGCAGATGGCGGCCTCATTAGCGTAACAGCATTTCCTTCCTCCGGCACATGGACCAAACCCACTACAGGCTTCGGCGCAAACAGCCGCGTGTATATTCAGGCGTGGGGCGGCGGCGGGTCTGGAGGAAAAGGTGCTGGCGGAAGTGGTGGTGGTGGCGGCGGATACAATGAGGGGTGGTTTTATCTTTCGCAGTTTCCCTCTTCCACTTATTCGGTAACTGTTGGTACGGGTGCAGCCGCTGTAACAGCGGTATCCACTAATGGGACCACAGGGGGCACCACATACATCGGTGCTGCCGCTACGACCTATATTGCAGCATATGGTGGCGGCGGCAGCACTAGTTCTTTCACCTCTGGTGGTGGCGGTGGGCAGTTAAGTGCGGCAACTACAAATAACGCAGGTCTTCCCGGTAAACCACTTTTGGGGGCTGTCACTACCGTTTGTATTTCTTATTTCCCACCCGGCAATGGCGGAACACCCACACAAACATATGGGTTTGATGGGTTCTATCACGGCGGTGGCGGTAGCTCTTCTGGGGTTGCCGGAAATTCTGTTTGGGGCGGCGGCGGCGGCGGTTGTGGATATAATGCTACAGCGGGTGGGACATCTGTTTTTGGTGGGAATGGCGGCGCAGGGGTCATAGCAGGTCCGGGAATTGCTGGCACAGTACCGGGCGGTGGTGGCGGGGGCACATTTAGCGCAGTGGCTGGGTCCGCTACGCAATCTGGTAAAGGCGGGGACGGCCAAATGATTATTACCGTCTTCCCGAATTAAGGAGAAATCATGTCTACATATGCTGTGATATTAACCACGACGAATATCTGCGATAATGTAATAGGCTGGGATGGCTCAAGCGGCCCTTGGTCTCCTCCCGCTGACCATTACGCTGTCAACATCGATGGCCTAGAGGTTGGCATCAATTTTCACTACGACCCCACCACTCAAGTCTGGACTGGTCCGGCAAGCGGAGAGGCATCATTCGCGCCTGATCTTGTATATCAAAACCAGACCACAACGCTGTCTTGGACCACGCGCAACGCAACCAGCGTAAAGCTTTCGACGTTTGGGGATCAGCTTTTCCCGGCCAATGGCTCGCAGGACTTCACTTTCCCGAACGCTGGGTCGCAAACTATCAAGATCACCATGATTGGTCTGGCCGGTGAATATTCCACGTCCGCCACAGCAAAGGTGGTCCTCACTGGGACAACCATGCAAGACGCGAACATCACTGGCGGCACGGTGATCTGATGCTGAAATTATCAAACGCCAAATTCGGCAACCTGAGCGCCACGATCTACGATTTTGAGGTCTTCGGCGACAAGCTCGCCATGCACTCCCATCAGGAGGCCGACAACCACATAACTGTGGTCAATCGCGGCACCATCCGTGCGCGTGGCAATGACTGGGAGATGGTCCTCAAGGTGGGCCAGTTGGCGGATTGGATTGCCGGTCAGGCCCATGAGTTTGAAGCTCTTGAAGACAACTGTCGCATCATCAATATCGTGAAGGGTGCGCCGGTCTGACATAAAAAATTTGCATATCGCAATGATGCGTATGCAGACAGCCCTGAGCTAAATCGGTTCAGGAAATTAAAGGGGAATAAAAAATGGAACTGCATTTCAAATTTTCGGTGGAAGAGGTCAACGCGATCCTCAACGCCCTCGGGCAGCGCCCCTACGCCGAAGTTCAGACCTTGGTTGCCAAGATCAAAACTGACGGCGAGGCGCAGATTGCTGCAGCCACTCCGGTTTCTCCTGTCGATGCTCCGGCAGCTGCTGAGCCAACTTTCGAATAATTCGAGCAAAGGAGGGTCCCGCCATGTCGATTTACAACATCTTGCTCGGCGCAGCGGGACCCTTTTTGTTCTATCGAACGCTTTCAACCAATCAGGCTGACTACAATCTTAACAACGAGATGATCGCTGCAGGTTGGGATGGCGTCACTTCTGCCATTGCTAGCATTACGATTAACGCGAGTGTTGAGATAACTGCATCTGCCAACACAATCCCCGCCTTCACCGTCGGCACGCTCCCGACCGGAAGCTCGGTCTACATCACGAACAACGGCTACATCGTGGGCCGTGGTGGTCAGGGCATCGGCAATAGCCAAACAGCTCCAGCCACCGCCAACGGCGGCACAGCTTTGTCCGTCTCCAGCGCAGTCTCCATTAACAACGCCAGCGGCGTGATCGGCGGCGGCGGCGGTGCGGGCGGCGGCGGCGGTGCGACAAGTGCTGATTGCAGCTGCAGCGGCTGCGGTGGTGCCGGCATCGCTGGCATGACGCCTTCTGGTGGCGGCGCGGGCTATGGTTCTTCTGTATCGGGCGGAACCTATTGGACTAATAATTCCGGATATACGTCATATGTAACATCTGGCACAGGAACTTTGACCGCTGCCGGTGCCCAGGGAACAGGTGGCAATGCAGGCGGCACAGCCGGTGCCTCTGGAACACTCGGAGTGGCCGGGGCGAGCGGGACAGGGTCCACTGCGTGCGGTCCTGCCTATGCCGGGGTGGCTGGCCCCGGCACGGGCGGAGCCGCCGGAGCTTGCACATCCGGCAACTCCAACATCACATGGGTCGCCAACGGCACCAGACTGGGGACATTAGGATGACCGATACTCCAAAGTCTCAAAGCGAGCAGCGCATGACAATCTGCAAGGATTGCGACCAGTTCCAGCCCTTCCTCCAACGGTGCGCCGTGTGCGGGTGCCTCATGCCCCTCAAAGTGCTCCTTGATAATTCTGTCTGCCCCAAGGGTAAATGGTAAGGGACGCAAGCATGGAACCCCAGACGCTTATCAATATCGCCGGGGGCATCACCCTCTCAGTCGTGGGCTGGCTGGCCCGCGAATTGTGGGGCGCGGTCAAGGACTTGCGCGAGGACATCCACCGGATTGAAGTGGACCTTCCCAAATCATATGTTCAGCGCGTTGATTTTGATGCCAGACTTAAACGCATAGAGGACATGTTCCAGCGTATATATGACAAGCTAGACGAGAAAGCCAACCGCACAGAAATTCACAGGGGCGACTGATGGCATTCGGAATTGACGACGCCATTGCGGCAGGATTGAAAATCCTCGACAAGTTTGTGCCAGACCCACAGGCTCGACAGAATGCAGAGAACGAACTCCGCTCAAGCCTCCAGCTTTGGGACAAAGGCCAAACGGATGTCAATGCAGTTGAGGCTGCGAACACGAATGTTTTCGTTTCCGGATGGCGACCATTTATTGGTTGGGTTTGCGGCGCGGCATTGGCCTATCAATATGTCGCTGCACCCCTTCTAATTTGGATCGCCTCCAGTTTGCACATCCCATTGTCCACTCCGCCCAAACTGGATGACACGCTGTGGCAGCTCGTTTTCGCAATGCTCGGCCTCGGTGGAATGCGCACCTTTGAAAAGATCAAAGGAGTGGCGTCCAAATGAAAACCAATTTTGACGCATCTTTCAAAATGGTTCTGGTCCACGAAGGCGGATTTGTGCACGATCCGCGAGATCCGGGCGGCGCAACGAACATGGGCGTCACGCAGCGCGCATGGGAAGAATATATCGGCCACCCTGTGTCAGAGCGCGAAATGATTGCTTTGACCAAGGACATGGTTAAACCTTTTTACAAAGCTAAATATTGGGACAAGATCAAAGGCGATTGGCTGCCCTCTGGCGTCGATCACGCAGCCTTTGATCTGGCAGTCAACAGCGGTGTGTCGCGGTCAGCGCGCTATATGCAGCGCATTGCTGGTGTGCTGCAAGATGGCATCATAGGGCCGAAATCGCTCGATGCAATCAATGCTTGCCCTCCGCACGAGATGATCAATGCGCTGTGCTCAGACCGGCTCGATTTCCTCAAACGTCTTCCGAAATGGAAAACTTTTGGCAAGGGCTGGGAGCTTCGCGTTGCAGAAGTAGAGCTTGAATCAAATAAAATGGCTGGATAGTCGCAATAAAATTTCTTTCTTTCTATCAAGAAAAGAGGGATAATGTTGCACCATGTGACGGGTGAATAAATGACAACAGGTCTCACATATTCACAATACGTCACACAGATTGCGACCTTGGCTGTCGTTGCCGAGACTGATTCAGCCTATGTGACGATCTTGCCGCAGATGATTACGTACGCCGAGAACCGGATGTATCGTGATATTGATTTCATGTTTACATCCACTTCCCTGCACGGAACCACGTTCGTGCTGACTGCTGGCAATCGAAATCTGTCATTCAATATTGATCTGTCTGCGAACAGCGATGCCGCGACAGGCACATTTGTCGTCAGCGAACAGATCAACCTTTTGACTGATGCCAATGGCGATGCCGCCACCACAACGAATCCAGATGCTTGTGTGCGTGTTCCTCTTTTGCCGACAACGAAAGAGTTCCTCGATGCAGTTTATGGCTCTTCGCTGACTGCCAATCTCGGACAGCCGAAATATTTTGTCCCCTTTAACGAGACTTTGTTTTTCCTTGGCCCTGTGCCAGATCAAGCCTACCCTGTTGAAGTGGTCGGAACCTACCGACCCAACAGCCTTTCGGCGACGAACACTTCGACATTCATCAGCCTTTATCTACCTGACATTTTCATTATGGCGTCGATGATTTACATCAGCGCATACCAGCGCAATTTCGGTCGCCAGTCTGATGATCCGGCGATGGCCCAGAGCTATGAGTCTCAATACAAGGCGCTGCTGCAGAGCGCAATTGTTGAAGAGGCTCGCAAGAAGTTTGATGCGGCTGGCTGGTCCTCGCAAAGTCCGGCCACCATTGCAACTCCGACAAGGGGCTAATCCATGCCCCACAACTCTCTGAAGCTGATTCCTGGAGTTGATGAGAACAGGACTCCTGCCCTCAACGAAGCAGCAATATCTTATTCCAACCTGATCCGTTTTATTTCTGACCGTCAAGGTTTCGGACTTGTCCAGAAGCTCGGCGGATGGGCCAAATGGTTCACCAACCCGATCGGGTCAATCGTAAGAGCTCTTTGGGCTTGGGAAGACACCAACAATAATTCGTATCTCGCTGTTGGCGCAGAAAGCTCTCTTGGCTACATTAAAGATGGCACAACGCGCAATTTCATCGACATAACTCCACAAACATCAATTTCTTCTTCTGTCTCGGTTCAGGTTTCAACAACTTCTGGATCGAATGAAGTCATCATAAGGCAGGTCGGCAGCAACATAACGAGCTATAACAGTGTTTTCATTGAAACGCAAATAGCTGTTGGAGGCCTACTGCTTTTTGGTCTTTATCAATGCTATGCATCGACTGCTGATGCCTACAAGATTTATACGTACGATGCTATTGGTGACATAGCCAATGCGACCTCGACTGTTGCTCCTCCCGGAGCCGGAGTTGTTGCCAGCTATGCGACGACAAGCGGATCTTCTGTTGTCACAGTCACTTTGGCGAATCATGGCTGGACGGTCGGAACATCAGGGCAAAATTATGCAGCTGTGGTTTCGACAACTGTCGGCGGGATCGTTATCCAAGGCAATTATACCGTAACTTCTGTTACAGCATCCAACACATTCACAATTCAGGCTGCGACAGCTGCAACTTCCACGACGACAGGATCACAGAACGGCGGAAATGCCTATTATAAATACTTTATCGGCATTGGTCCGTTGCCAGCAGGAACAGGCTATGGCGCTTCAACTTATGGCGGCGGCGGCTATGGCACAGGCACAGTCCCAACTGCTGCCACCGGAACCGCGATAACTGCGGTCGATTGGACGCTCGACAACTGGGGAGAGACGCTCGTTTCTTGTCCTCTTGATGGTCCGATTTATCAATGGAGTCCGGCCACAAACAGCTTGATCGCGACGATCATGCCTTTCGCTCCGGTGCTGAATAGTGGCATGTTCGTTGCCATGCCCCAGCGGCAGATTGTCGCTTGGGGATCGACCTTCAATGGCATAGCTGATCCGCTTTTGATCCGCTGGTGCGACATTGGCAATTATAACATCTGGCTCGGAACAGTTTCCAATCAGGCTGGCAGCTACCGCATTCCCAAAGGCTCGACAATCGTCCAGTGTATCCAAGGCCCACAACAGGGTCTGATTTGGACCGACCTCGCCATTTGGGCGATGCAATATGTCAGCCTTCCTTACGTTTACCAATTCAACGAGCTCGGCAATGGCTGTGGGCTGATCGGCCGCAAAGCTGCAGGATCAATCAATGGCATTGTCTATTGGATGAGCCAAAGCTCTTTCTTCCGCCTTGCCGGCAGCGGCGTTGAGCCTGTTGCTTGCCCGATTTGGGATGTCATTTTCCAAGATCTCGACACCACACAGCTTGACAAAATCAGGTTCGCTGCCAATTCCCGTTTCGGCGAAGTGTCGTGGTATTATCCGACAAAAGGCACAGGCGAGATTGACGCCTATGTCAAATACAACATCCTGTTGAACCAGTGGGATTTTGGCACACTTCAGCGGACAGCTTGGATCAATCAATCGGTTCTTGGTCCTCCGATCGGAGCAGACTCGTCAGGTTTCATCTATCAGCATGAAGTCTCCCAGAATGCTGATGGCCAGCCGATGAATTCAAGTTTCCAAACTGGCTATTTTACGCTCGCTGAAGGCGACGTCAAAACCTTTATCGATCAGGTTTGGCCTGATATGAAATGGGGCTATTACAATGGCACCCAAGGCGCGAACGTCCTGATGACGTTTTACGTCACTGATTACCCCGGCGCAACGCCAATCGCCTATGGTCCGTTCACCCTTACGCAAGCCACAGAATACATCACCCCGCGTTTCCGGGGTCGCCTCGTATCAATCAAAATCGAAAGCAATGACATTGATTCTTTCTGGAGAATCGGCAATATTCGCTATCGGTTCCAGCCAGATGGGAAATTCTGATGGCTAGTCTTGACGACATCCTAACAACCCAGAAAAATGGCGTCGTCGCCCTTTCTGGCATTGGGACAGCCTCTTTGCGCTCTCAAGGCACATTGACCTCTGCGACAGTCACCGCATCCACTTTGATTGTTGCAGGAAAAGGCTACATCGTAAATTTCTCTGTCACAGTTGCAGGCTCGGCAGTCGGAACGATATATAATTCTGCAACAGTTGCGGGTGCTGCAGCTGCGAATGCCCTCTGTGTCGTGCCTTCTTCTGTTGGTGTGACCCAAACTGGGCAAAACTTTTCCAATGGGTTAATCATTGTTCCCGGAACAGGGCAGTCAATAAATGTTACCTACGCGATAGGATAATTCATGCCGCTCACAAAAGGTTCCTCGCAAAAGGCAGTAAGCTCCAACATCAGCGAGCTGGTGCATTCTGGCCGTCCGCAGAAGCAAGCGGTCGCCATTGCGTTGAACACAGCGCGTGACAGCTTGCGCAAAAAGAGAGCGGCTGGCGGACACACAGTCACGACAAAGACGAGCGGCGCTCCGAAAACGATGCACCATCAAGGTCCGATCCATTCGGCTGTTGCTGGACGCACAGACCACCTCCCGATGCATGTCAAGTCTGGCAGCTATGTAATTCCTGCCGACATCATCTCGGCGATGGGCGAAGGCAACACCATGGCTGGTTTCAAAACCGCCAAGCGGATTTTCTCCGGCACCCCTTATGCCGGCAAAAGCGCACCCTATGGCCAGAGCTCTGCGCCTTATGGGGCGACGCTGCCGCGTGCTGATGGCGGAGAAACAATGGGAGACGAGCTCGTCCCGATTGTTGCGGCGGGAGGCGAATACGTCATCACCCCAGAAGAGGTGGTCATGATCGGCAATGGAAACCTTGATCATGGGCACAAAATATTAGATAGTTTCGTAAAGAAGATGAGAGCCAAAACGATCAAGACGCTGAAAAAGCTTCCCGGACCAAAGAAGGATTGATAAATGTCAAATGAAAGCGGCATAACTCTGGCCACCCCAGAAGACGAAGAGCAGATCCTTGCCATCGCCTCCAAGGCATGGAAAGAGAATGGTGTTGCGAACATCGATTTTGAAAAAGTTCGCGGCATGATCCGCCCTGCTTTGTACCTTTGGCAGGGTCTTTGTGGTGTCATGAAACAGCCAAATGGCCGCATCGAAGGCGGGGTTCTCCTTCGCATGACGCAGATGTGGTATTCCAATGCTTGGATCCTCGAAGAGAAAATCATTTTCGTTGATCCTGAATTCCGCAATGCCAAGGGCGGCAGAGCGCGCAAACTTTGTGAGTTTTCGAAAAAGGTTTCTGATGATCTTGGGATCCCCTTGATGATTGGTGTTCTTTCGAGCCACCGCACTGCTGCAAAGATCAAACTATATGAACGCCAATTTGGCGAGCCTGCAGGTGCCTTCTTTTTGTATGGCGCTAAAACTGGCCATGACATTATGATGGAGCATTGACATGGGTGGTGGTGGCAAGGGCGGTAGCTCTACACAAACGGTATCGATCCCGCCAGAAGTTTTGGCGCGATACAATTCTGTCAATGCACGTGCAGAGGAAACAGCTAAGATTCCATTTAAGGAATATAGCCAAGACCCAAGTGCATTTGTCGCACAGCTAAATCAGACTCAGCAAGCGGGTGTCGCGGGCGCAAGCCAATATGCCAACGCTGCCCAGCCCTATTATCAGCAAGCTGCTGATTACACAAAACAGGGTGCTGGCGCGGCCAATCCGATGGCTCTTGATCAGAGCTCCATTGACAAATACATGTCGCCCTACCTCAACAATGTTGTCGGGACGACGATGGCCAATCTGCGCCAGCAGCAGGGTCAGGAGCAGTCTGGCCTCATGGGCGGCGCAGCCATGTCCGGAGCCTTTGGCGGAGACCGAGCGGGCATCGCTCAGGCCAACCTTGCCAAACAGCAGAACATGGCGACAGGTTCAACTCTGGCGAACATTTTGAATCAGGGCTATGGTCAGGCGCTGCAGACTGCTCAGCAGCAGCAGGGCATTGATCTCGGAGCACAACAGGCCAACCTCGCCCGACTGACTGGCGCGGGCGCACAGATGGGCGCAATCGGGACAGGCTCGCAAGCTGCGGGCCTCGCTGGGGCGCAGTCTCAGCTCGCTGCTGGTCAGATCGGCCAGCAGACAGAACAGGCTGGCAAGTCTGCGATGTACAATCAGTTCCTGCAGAAACAGGGCTACCCATTTCAGGTCACACAGTTCTTGGCGAACATTGCCGAAGGCACTGGTGCGCTGTCTGGCTCCACAACAAACACCGTTCAAGCGTCCGACCGTCGCCTCAAACACGACATCAAAGACATCGGCAAAACGCACGACGGCGAGCCTTTGTATTCATACAAATACAACGACGACGACGAAACGACGCATTATGGCCCAATGGCTCAGAATGTCGAGAAACGCCATCCTGAAAACGTCGGCCTTGCTGGTGGCTACAAAACGGTCGATTATGACGCAGTGGCGGATCGTGCCGCTGAAGCTGGGGAAAAGCAGCATGCCGCCCATGGCGGACAGATCCACTCTGAAGGTGGGGTTGTTTTGCCTTTCCGTGCGCGTGAAGGATTCGCCACGAGCGGCGGCGTTGGCATTACCAATCCCGGTGTGGCTGCTGGGTTCGATCCTGACTTCATCAAGGCGCTGCTTTCCGAGCGTCAAGGCCAATATTCAGCGATGTATGGCCAGCCCGGTGTTCCATTCGGCGCACAAGGCTCTCCCGGCAGCAAAGGTGTTGTGCCGGCTCCTATGGGTGTTGCCAAGCCACTTACCCCTGCCTCGCCTCCGCCTCGCCAGCAGAGCAGCACGGACAGCGCAATGGCGACAGGAAGCAAGATCGCCTCGCTTTATGGCGCAGGAAAGCAAGTCAAAAGTGACTATGAAAGCTGGCAAAAAGACCGAGCTGAAAAGGCTGCGCTAGAAAAAGCCGCACTGGAAAAAGCTGCTTCTGAAAAGCCAGTGGCTGCAGTTGCCGGCGATCAGCGTGCTGAGGCCAATGTTCCGCTGCCTCCTGCAAGACCGACAAATGTGTCAGAAGCTCAACCTGCGTCCGAAACTCCGCAGCCTTCTGCAAGACCGACAAATGTGTCAGAAGCTCAACCTGTTGCTGACAGCCAGCTTGTTCGACAGGCTTCGCTCGTTTCCGATCAGCAGAGTCCGAGTGATCCGAATCCGCAGCTCGCTGCTTCCGATCAGGTTGCCGACCTTGGCTCTGATCTTGATTTGGGGGATTCTCTTGGATCAATTGATCCTTCCATGTTCGTAGCTCGCGGCGGCGTGATTGCCGGCAAGCGCAATGGCTATGCCGACAAGGGATTTGTCACTCCGGGATATGATCCTGAAGTCAAATCTTCTGACATCATGGACCAAACGGTCGATGAAGGCGAAAAAGAATCCAAAGACGACGTTTCTGAATTCAACTCAATGAAGGCAAAAGCTCCTCCGAAAGAGGAAAAGGATAAAACTGGACAAACCATTGGCGGTCTCGCTGGCAACATTTTAGGTTCCATTGTTGGTGGGCCCATTGGTGGAGCGATCGGCAGCACAGCTGGCAGCTATCTCGGCTCTCAGTTCGCTTCAGGCGGACTGGCCGAAGGTCGTCAGCATTTCCGCACAGGCGGTTTGGGCCTTGAAGACCTAACGCGCAACACCCTGCTCGACCCTCCGGTTGATCCTGAAAACCCTGATCAGCCGCAGAAAGCACAGGCGGACGATCTTGGCCTTGGGCGCGTCCAGATGGCCAAGATTGACACCAACACAGCCACGGATGCGGGCGGCGTTGCGCCTCGTCCTCCGGCTAATATTCCTGACGAGAAGAAGGTTGAAGCTCCGGTTGCTGAGCGAGAGGCTCCCAAGCCAACAGAGATTGCCAAGCCCACACAGACAGCCAAGCCTCGCCTCAAACAGGACGAGATTTCTGCACCTTTCTTGGCTGCTGCGAACAAGCTTGCTCCGGACCTTCCCGGTTTCCTCAAAAGCGAAAACTTTTGGATTCCTGCTCTGGCGACATTGGCCACTGGCCTTTCTTCAAGGGCACCCACAAGGACGCAAGGTCTCGGCGAGGCACTTGCGGGCGGTGTCGGAGCCTACACTGGCTTGCGCGGCCAGAATGCACAGATTGCTGAGACAGAGGCTCGCACAGAGAAAACCTTTGCGGACATCGTTAAGGACAACACCTATGAAGTCGGCGGCAGGATGTACTTCCGGTATCTTAAGCCGGATGGCACATGGGGCTCAATGAGCCAGATTGATTATCTGCGCATGCCTCCGGAGGATCGCAACAAAGTTCAGTTCGATCCGCGCATTTCTGATGCCATGCCGCAGATCATCGCTGGTTCAAGTTCAGCTCAAGGCGCTGGCACTGGCGCCGGGACAAATACGAACGCTGGGGTCGCTGCCGGTGCAAATCGCACAGTGCAGACAACTCCTCGTCCGATTGAAGGCACAGAGATCAAGCCTAATGAGGAAGATCTGGCATTTTCTCGCAAGGATCACGAGGCAATTGTTCAGGGCGGCGCACAGCGTTCTGCTCAGGAGCCGGATTTTTACACCCCGCAGAAAGACATGGCGGATGCGTCCTTGAATGTCAGGCCGACTCTGACGACACTCGCGGGCGCTTTGAGCTCGATGCCTAGAGACAAATCGATCATGGCCAGCGGCAAACCGCAAGAAGTCCTCGCTCCTGTTGCGCAGTACATGAACGGTCTGTTGCGCGTCATGGGCTTGCCTGAAGCAGTCAATGGTGAAGATCTTGCCAATTATCAATCTGCTATGAAATCTGTGGCTCAGTATCAGGACAGGGCTGCGAGCGATGCTGGCCGCAGAGCTTTTGCTGCGTACGAAGCTTTGGCGAAAACGGTCCCTACAACCTTGAATGACCCAAGGGCACAGGGCAAGCTTCTTTCGACCATGTATCAGGCCAATCAGATCGAGCTTGATAAACAGAAGTATTTTGACAGCATGCGCCAGCACGCGGACAGGTTTGACCCAGTCACCGCGCTGAAAACTGGTCGCTCGGCGAATGAGGCATTCAACAAAAAGTACAATGCTGAATTTTATGCCACCGAGAAAAAGCACATCGAGGCAATGTTCGGCACACCATTGACTGGAATGAAAGATCCCAAAACAGGTCGCGACATGACTGTCATGCAGCTCCTGACGACTAATCCGGGAATTCTGGACAAAGACTACAAAGACCAGATCGTCTCCAAATTCGGCGGCGATCCCAAAATCCTTCGCTACTTCAACATTTCTTACCCGTAAGAGGAAGCCATGGCAAACAGACCTCCTCTTCAGTTCGGAGATGATTACGCAAACGCGCCAGCTCCTGCGCCTGAAGCGGCGCAGGGCGATGGATCTGCGCCACCTTTGACCATTTATGGCGATGTAAAACCTAGCATTCCTGTGGGGCCAATGGATTCGTCTGCTGCGCCACCTCCCTCATCGCAAAATAGGGAGGTGCGTCCGCCGGTTCAGTTCGGAGAGCCTTATTCTCCGGAGCCGAGCAAGCCTCTTGATCTGCGAGACATTGGCATGTCTGCCGCCACTCGTGGAGCAAAAAGCGCAATCGGCACTGTGATTGGCGCTCCGGGATCAATCGAAGAAACTGTCGCCAAAGACATTCCTGAATTCCTTCGCAACCGCTATCTCGGAATGAAGGAGCGCCTTGACCTGATCTCTCCGGAGGAGAAAGAGCGCGCTCAAAAAGCGCCTTTGTATTCCGGCCAGACTGCAGGTCAGGCCAAAGGCTACAATGCGCCATTCACCGGCAATCCGACCTACAGAGGTGTGACGGAAACGCTGCCAGAGGTTGCGCCTTTCCTCGGATACAAATCCAAAACGCCTGAAGGCAAGGTCGCTGGCGAAGCGGCTGAAATGGGCGCGCAGGGCATCGCTGGTGGGCCAAGAGGCTTGCTGGGTAGGGTTGTGACCGGAATGGCTGGCGGTGCGGGCGGAGAGCTTGCAGGACAGGCTGCGGAGCACCAAGGAACGAGCGAGACTGCTGCCCGGTTGGCGGGGGCACTTGCGGGCGGAATTAGCGCTGGCGCACTCACACATGTCGGAACAGCCTTCCTGCGTTCGGGTAGCGTCGCACAAGACAAGCTGATGCAGAATTTATATCATGATATGTCACGCGGCGAAAGCCCAATGACTCTTGAGCAGTTCAACACCGCAATCAAGAATGGCACCCCTGTCACCGTTATGGATTTGGCAGGTCCGAAAACTAAAGAATTCCTTTCCAAATACGCGGAATATAATGGTGCCAACATCGATAAAGTCAGACAACTTAACAAGTTTTTAGCTGCGCGTTTGCCGGAGAGCAATCTTCGTTTGCAGGGGACGATCAATCAGCAATATGGGCGCGATGTCGGCAATAGCTTGAGCGCACCCGGAATGACGGATGCGGTTGAGCGTGCCGGCAAAATTGAACGCGACAAAATGTACACTTTGTTGCGCGATCACCCCGGCGCTCAAACTGTTACGGTGGATGAACTCGGCGATATTCGCAACAATCGCGTTTGGAGAGATGCAGAGAAATTCGCCAAAGATGCTTCCAATCACAAAGATTGGGGCATCAAAGTCCCGCAAAGAACAGCAGAAGTGCCTTCCGTTCCGGGATCAATTCTGGACGAGTATGGCAAGCCAATTATGAAGCCCGGTGCTGCCGCGACAGAAACTCCCGGCAACCTTGCATATTACGACCAGATCAAGCGTGGCCTTGATGGCATTATCCGCAAAGCAGAAGGTCCGCCTGTTGACACAAACACTTTGGTTCAAGCCCAAGCTGCCAAAGACAAGCTCGTAAAAGCCCTCGATCGGCAGGTTCCTGACATTCAGGATGCGGCTGGCAATTTGGTCAAAGGCTACGGCAAAACGCGAGACCTTGCCTCGGAAACCTTCAAATCTGGAAGCGCACCAGAAGCGGGCTACAAATTCTTTGGCATGCAGCAATCTTACAAGCGTTCTGATGTTGAAAAAGTTTTGGCAACCTACACGCCAGAACAGCGTGCGCTATTTTCGGGTGGGTATGCTGCGCGCCTGAATGAAATTGCAGGCCAACCAAATGGTGTCAAAGCACTCGCAGAAAAGTTTCTCACTGATAGGAATTTCCAAGAGCGTTCGCGGCTGGCCCTCGGGCAAGAAGCCTATGACACTTTCCGAGCCAAGACCTTTTCTGAAGAGCTTTTAAAGAAAGCTGAAACGATAACTTTTACTAATGAAAGGCCGACCAGCGCATCAATGTTCGGGGCAGGAGCGGGCGGCGCTGGGGCGACTGCTCTAACTGCAGGAGAATTCTTGCTTAACAATTTTACCCTTTCTGGAGAAACAGCCGGCAGAGCAGCCGTGGCTGCAATTGGCACAGCAGCCCTCGGAGCAGGATTCAATCTTGCCGAAAGGCGTATGGCTGCGCAGCTGATTCCTTTGGCGACGAAAACTGATCCGCAGTCAATGCAGCGGTTCGTCCGGCTGCTTGATGGCAACCCAATGGCGCGGAGGGTGTTCAACAAAATGAACACAGCTTTGAACACTGCAGAGCAGGAAACTGTGAAAGGCTACCTTGCGAAGCCAAGCCAGCCACAGCGCGCAGCTGGCGGGCGGACCGGCTATGCTTCAGGCGGCGCAATCAGCCCAGACACTCAAGCCGACAGGCTCGTCGCTGCCTCCGAAAGAGCACACAAGGGCTGGCAAGCTGAAACCAAACCTTTGCTGGGTGCTTCTGACAACACAATCGCTCGCGCTCTTGAACTCGCTAACGCCAACACATAAGGTCTCATCATGGTCTCCACATACACCACAAACAAGGTCATCGAGAAACCCGCCAGCGGTGACTATTCCAATGCATGGGCTGCTCCTGTCAATATTGACTGGGACATAATCGATCAAGCGTTCGGCACAACGACAAGCCTTAACGCAACGACGGGATCGGCAACACTTTCTGCTGCGCAATACCGCTCTCTTTTTCTTAACGTCACAGGCGCGATGAGTGCATCTGTGACATATACCCTCCCTGCTTCGGTGGGCGGGCAATGGGTCATTTACAATTCCACTACCGATTCAAGTGGTGGCCCTTGGACAGTTACGATCTCTCCAGCTGGCGGCGGCGCAAGCATCGTTGTTCCGAGGCTAACCCGCCTCGTGGTCGTTTCATATTTAAACGCATCAAGTGTGATTGATATTGCGGTTTTGGGCTATCTTCTTGGCAACAGCACTAATGCTGGCTATCTTACGATGTCCGGCGCAATCACTGCTGGCACAACGCTGTCTGCGGGCACTTCCGTAACTGCCGGGACGACCGTAACTGCCGGCACAAATTCCCTCGATGGCCTTGGCAATCTGCGTGAGGTTCCAGCCAATGTGCAAACTGGCGCATATGTTCTGGTCGCCTCGGACAGTGGAAAGTTCATCTCAATAACGACAGGCGGGGTGACTGTTCCGGCGGGCATTTTTACAGCCAATCAAACCATCACGATCTACAACAACAGCTCATCCAGTCAGGTGATCACTCAGGCTGTCGGTGTGACTATGAGGAGTGCGGGCACCGCCAGCACCGGCAACCGCACCCTTGCTCAGTATGGTCTTTGCACTTTGCTCTGCACAGGATCCAACGCTTTTGTTATCACAGGTGCTGGTGTATCTTAAAAAATCAGAGGCCTTTCCATCGGCGACCATGGCGAGGCACCTCTCTTTTTGAAGGCGCAACGTAGACGATCTTTGCATGTTCAATGCAATATGATTGATAGGCCTTCGGCTGCGCGCAATATGAATTGTCGTCGAAAATCCAGCGACAATCGAATGGCCCAAGATCAATAATCTTTTTGCCTTGCGTTTCAACATGCGTCAGCTCTGGGAATGGCTCTGACAAACGGATGTATTTTTCTGGTTTTGTCAGTTTGATTTTGATTGGTTTAATCACAACCACCTCCTCTACAGCTTTTGTTTCCGGCGGCGGCAGAACAGCAACTTTCCTTTTTGGATTTCTTTGCTCGCTATTCCGCCCGATGACGCCCATGACGGTGTTGCGTGTTATCCCAAGGCAGTTTGCTATTTCGCCGGAGGTGGTTTTTTGTCTCCACATTTCAATGATGCATTGATTGCGGAGCACATTTTTCGGACTGGTTTTCATTTTCATCTCCATTTAAAAAGGGCACGTGCGCGCCCTAATGATTGTTATTATGCTTTTTCTTGGACGAGGCTTATTTCGGAAGAAGAAAACCTCTTTTTGAGTTCAAAAATATCTTCATTCAGCTTTTCTTCCTGATTCTCGTCCGGTGTGGTGAACTGCGCAGAGAATGCCACATTGACAATCGCCGAGATATAATTCTCAGGGTCGTTGGGGTTGTTTTGCATCTGCGCCAGATTGAGCGACATTGCGATTATTGATATGTCGTAGGCAGTCAGGTGTGTGTTCAGCATCACGGTGGCGATGCGTGCTGCTTGGTCGAACACAAGACCCTTGGGGCCATAAAGATCTTCCAGCTCGTTTATCCTTGCGGTGCTGGACTGAATTATGTCAGAGTGATTCATTTCCATTTCCTTTTTCAATGTTTTGTTCCTGGATCGTAACATTTGACAAGATCTGTTGCACCTCTGAGTGTCGAAAGTGCAAGCTCCCTTTTTGTTTCAACTGCAATCATCATAGACAGATGGCAGATCATTGTTTCCGCCGCTGCATATTTTATTACATTTGCCCGCTCTGATAATATTGCTAGCGATGCAACAGATATCGCAACAATGGCTTGCATTCTTTTCGAACTGTCTTGCTCTGCGTCCAGATCATTCAGAAACTTCTGAGGGTCAAAATCTTTCTCGAGCAAGAACATCATTCACCCTCTCCATCCAAGAAAAAGTTGTCGCTTGAGATTTGCCGCACGACATACATCTCTTTTTTGGTTGAGTAGCGAGCCACATTGATTTCATAATGAAACTCTGCCAGATGAAAAATCATCATGGCAAAGATCATTGCGTCTCCGTAGTCTGCGATGACATCCTCTTCCGGATCGAAACTCTTCAGCTCTTTGTGTATGCGAGTTTCAAACCTTTCGGTGTATTCTGGTCCGATCATATCATCAAACATCGGCGACTCACAAACATAAACGATCTCGTCGCCAAGTTTTCTGAGATGATCAGTTCCAAACCTAAAGTTTGGATGCGGGACGAATACTCGTTTAAACTTTGTCATTTGCTCGCCTTGTGAAGTTCCAGCATCAAAGATTCAATCTCGACAGAAATATTCAAAAGTTTCGCTGTCAATTTTTTGATGCGCGTCTCTGTCGGATCTGAATAAACCAAAACCTTTTTGCTTACTCTGTTTTTCTTATGGTCGATTGGCTTGCTGTGCTGATTTCGATCAATGTGTTTGATGAACTCATACACCGTCGTGGGGTATCTGCGGCCAGAAGGGCCAATCAGCATGCGAGAACCGCTGACTCGAATTGCGCCATATTTTTTTAGCATGCACAATGCAGCGCTAACGTTGGGCCATTTCTCGGATGGCAGCTGCAAAGCGGTTGCAGGCTCTTGATAGCTGAATCTGAATCCGGTGTTATTTCGAGCAATCCACTCATAGACGAGCTGAGAGGTGGATTTTTCTCCACCATTGCGGAATCGGTATGCCATTTTGCATTCTCCATTTCACATTTACGAAGGCATTATGCCTCGTTTGCCACGGAAAGAAAACTATTTTATTCGTTTTCTGATAGGAAATCGAAAATTTTGCGGTATTCGTCCAGCGTTAGGTCCGAGATGGACTTCTTGTCCTGTAGGTTTTTGAGGATTTTTGCATCTGGGGACTTATTTGCGATGAGGTCGAAATAGGTGACTGTGCCGACAGTCCCATCGCGCCATGTGCGACCCTCACTCTGCCACCGGGCGAGGGAATTGAAGCTGTTGGAATAGTAGATGTTTGTGTTGCACAATCCCTGAAGGTTGAGCCCTGTGCCGGCAGCTTCTGGCGAGGCGACCAAATACCGCACAGTTGAATTGGCATCGAGGAATGCCGCCTTGTGGCGCTCGCGTTCGGCTTGAGTCGTCTTGCCGTAATAATGGACTGCGACTGAAGGCAGAACCTCCATAACATTCTCAATGTCGCGATTGAACCTGCACCAGATGATCGCTTTGCCCTCTCGCTGGTCGAGGATTGATTGAAGCTCGACCAAACGAGGATTTGGTAGGCTCATAAAAGACCCATCATCCATCGGCAAATAGCCACAACTGATTTGCTGCAGCTTTGTCAAAAGCCCGGCCGCATTGCTGACAGAAGAGAAATCTTTGTTTTGCGCCTGAATGAAAAACTGCTCTTTGAGCTCCTTCATCAGCTTCTTCTGCTGGTCGGACAGGTGGAACTGGCGCGTGACGTAGACTTTCGGTGGCAGATCCAGCGCCTCCTCGCTCGTGATGCGGAAAATGTGTGGGTCGATTTTCTCGTACAGTTTCTCTAGGTTTTTGTAGCCAGTGATCAGCGGACCGAAGTCTGTCTGGCGGACATGGCAATATTCATTGCGGTATGTCGTCACATACCTATGGCCCAAAATGTTAGGATCTAGGAATTTAAACTGCGAGAACAGATCGATCACACTCTTGGCGATCGGGGTGCCGGTCATGATCATTTTGTATTTGCACAAATTGCCAAACATGATCGCGTTTTTTGTGCGCTGGGCAGTCAGGCTCTTGATGTCCTGGGACTCGTCCACCACCATCATGCATCGGTTTTTGGCTGATTTGATAAACTCCATAATGAATCTCTCGCCGTTTTTGGTGATGATGGCGTCAATGTTGATGGCGAATATCTTCAGCCCTTCAAACCTAAGCATGATGGCGAACTCCGCACAAAATGCTTTTGTTTTGCCGAACACCACAGCTTTGTACGGAACGACCTCGCTCATGTGCTTGGGGATTTCTTCAGCTACCCACTGCTGGTGGACGCCGTTTTTTGCGATGAGAAGGATATTATCCGTCTTTCCCTCGCACCAACGCTTCCCCATCATGGCGATCGCTGTCCAGCTCTTGCCGGTTCCGACGTCCATGAACAGCCCGCAAGCCTCCAGCTCCGAGATTTTCTTCAGAGCCTTGGTTTGGTGCGCACGGGGCTGGGTTTTGAATTTGAATGTAGGCCTGTCTACCCCGAGGTCGAAAAGTCCACCCTCGACCACGGCTGGCCCACCCAGCTGCGTTCCATCCTCCACTTCACAGCTTGGAAACACACTGCGCCAAACTTCTATGTTGTATGGCGAGCTCTCGAACGAAAAAGTGCGGTTGGTGCCCCAACGCTTGGTTCCTTCGAGGCGGTTCAGCGCCTGCATCATTTTGGAATTGTATGGGGAGGTTGTGCGCGCCATTCGTCCGTCAATTTTTATGTTCATCTGAATATTTCCTTTTTGCTGCCTCGATGAGGTCATCTAACGATCTGATTCCCAACGGAGCCCAGTCAGGGCAAACGATGCCTGCCCATGCCCCATCATAACGAGGATTCTTCCGAGAGATGCAGAGGCAGGTTTCGAGCTTGCAACTGCCATAATTCGTCAACCAATAGATATCGTTTGATTCCATTTCCATTTTGGACCCCAATTCCCCTAACTCCTTCCCTATCTCTCTCTTCTTCTACTTCTCTCGAGAGTGTAGGGAATTGAGGGTAAAAACGGAAATGGAATCAACTTTGCTGCTATAATGCAGCCCCAAAAATATCTCCTGGAGGCTTAGCCATAGAGCGCAGATCATCAAACAGGCTCGTTTTGCGGCGTGTCGTCTCGTTTTGTTCCTCATTTGCCTCCCTGACCATTGTCGCATTGTTCTTTATCGACTTCAAAGAGTGCTTCGACTTCAGAGTTTCATAGGCTGATTTGTTCATCGCAGCGTGTTGCAGGCGACCACCGATCAAAAATCTTTCCTCGTACCAGATCACGCCACCTTCTTTCATGGCCTTTCTGATCTCAAGGTCGGTGTCATAGACCTTGCCTTGCACAGCTTGCCGGACCCAAGCGACGACTTCCTTCATTGCGAGGACGACAGGCTCATGGTGGCGGTTCAGAGCTTCAGCGAGCTCCGCAGCTTCTTGCTGGCCTTCTGTGCGGGAGGCAATGATGAGCTCCTTCTTGCGCTCTGTCATTGGAGCCGGCATACCTTTTTGGATATAGTTGCCGAAATTCTCCGCCCAATGCTTGACGATGCTGATCCCGCCACTCTTCAGCCAGTTGTGGAAATACTCAAACTTGTCCCTGGACCATTTCTCTTCTGTCACCTCGGGATAGAACCAGCGTCTGTCGTCCTCTTCCATGCGGAGTGCCTTCATGGAGTTTGAACAGGCGAACACATGGCACCAGTTTTCGATTGTGTAGGTCCGCTGGTATTTCTCATTGACTTCGACTTCACGGTCAGTGATTGCCGATTTCAGCTTGTTGTAGGCTTTCCAGCTGTGGCCGGAATAGATCTCGTTCACAATGCAGAGCCGTTTGTTGGCGAGCCAGCCGTTGAATTCGCTCTGGACGATTGTGCCTTCCGTAGGGAAGCCGACATTCTGCATGCCCACGAGCGGCGCGAGGATTGAGCTGCCGAGCGTCGTCTTGCCTACGCCTTGGCGCTCGCTGACCAGCAGGAGGCCATATTCCATTCTTGCTTCAAGGCGAGCGATGATTGTGGCACACCAGCGCATGACCTCGTATTTCTCTTTTTCATTCGGAAACATATATTCCATAAAATCGAGGAATGGTTGCGGATTGCCAGCAATTGATTTGACATGGGATGGGGTGTGCAAGTTTATTGCTGATGTTGTGTTGTCAGTTACGACCTTGCCTTTGATGTCCGGGCGATAGCACAGCTTTGCGCTGCGCCCTGTGTATGCTTTCACAATCAGCTGGGAGGTTTGGTTTGTGTGAGAGAAGCTCGCCAGCATCTTGTTCATTATCTGCTCAGAGCGAACAATCTCTGGCATCTCGATGCAGACAAAAAGATCGGCCTCTTCGACGTACGACCACATGTCCTTGAAGTTTTTGCGGAGGGCAGTTGTAGGCTTGCCCTTTGGATTGGGGATTTGGTCGGTCGCCCATGTGGCAGGGTGCAGGCAGCTGCGGAATGAAGGGCCGACATAATAGTTTGCGCCTTCGACTTCCTTAAACATCGTCTTGGGGAATCCATCTCCGAGGTCAAAGCTCGTCGGCCACTCATTGGTGAACTGAAGGTGGAATGTCGGGATCCGTAGATGGAACGCAATTGAAGGAACTGCCGCAACACCGGGAGAGTCATTGTCTGAGACGATGTATGCGCGCTTGACACCAGCTTTTTGAAGGATGGCCCATTCTGTGCGGTAAGGTGAAAGTGCTCCGCCAATCCAACCGAGGTGCGCAGCGTGCTTCAATTCATCTCCCCAAGGGTGCGCAGCGAGCTGTGCCTTTGCCTCTGGAGTTTCCGACTTGACCATCTCAGTCATGATCGAGGCTGCTTTGGCACCTTCATGGATGAACACAGTTGTGAATTCATTCAGTTGTTCTGTGCCCCAGATCGGCAGGTTGCCTTCTGGCTCCATCCGCCGCCACTCGCCATCGTCCCAGAATGTGAATGGTATGTAGCTCTTCTCGCCTTTGCGCTCCATGCGGAGCTGGACCATTACAATCTCTTTGGCGAGGTTTCGGAAAATGAAAACATCCTGTGGGCGAGCATTCTCAATTTCCTCTGGCACATCTTGGAGGCGCACCAGCGTCTTGATCTGGGGCCACTGCACCGACTGGCAATCAATTTCAATTGCCATCTTTTCTTTTTCAGTCGGGGCATAGGCTTCTGGCGATTTGACTTTGCCATCATGCTCGACTGTGATGATTGCTACATCTTGCCAATAGGTGCCATGCTTTTCTTCCACCACGGCTGTCCGCAGAGAGCGTGGCGTTGCACCGATTCGCTTCATGTAAGCATTGAAGGCAGGAATTTCTGACAGCGACTTAATTTTCATTTCTTGGAATCCCCATCTACGAAGCCGATGAACCTGACGTTCTCGACCCTTATCATTCTGAAGCTGTCTGGCACTTTGCCTTTGATCGCGTAAAGTGCCTTTCCAGGACGTCCGCGATCAACAATTTCCTTGCCGATTTTATCAAACTTGAATCTGTCAACCTTGCAGAATATTCTGTCTGTGTCATCTGACACTGTCAGATTTAAAGATTGTGTTGGGCCTTTTATCTCATAGCCACGCTTGGCCACATTCACTGCTTCATTCTCGTCGCGAGGCTTGATCTGCTGCACCACTGCGAAAATCATAGTTGTGTATTCTCTGCCATTGGTCTGAACATCAATGACTTGCGTCACAGGGGTGTGAATGTTCTTTTCCGTTGGGTCGGGCATCATGCGTTTGACTGCATTGCGGATTGGCCAAAGGCTGTCAATCTCAGTAACAGCATTGTTCAGGAGCTTTTGTGCCTTTTCAGGAAGAGGCTCTCCTCGCGCACGTGCACTCATAATCGAAGAAACCATTTTCGGGCCGATGCCTTTCACATTCTGCACCGGACCGATCAGGTACTTCTTGCCATTGCGCCAACCCACAGACCATTTGTCAATTGAGAGCTCTGAATCGACCGGCAGATATTCAATGCCTTCGGCTGCCATTTCACGCAGCGTTTTAATTTGCTTTTCCGGGTCCGGCTCATGGCTAAGGGTTGCAGCTGCAAACTCGACAGGGAAGTGTGCCTTCAAATATGCACACCAATAGCTAATCACGCCATAGGCCACAGCATGCGAGCGATTGAAACACCACGCTCCATATGCGCACAAATCATCCCAGATCTTTTCCAGCTTGTCGGCAGGGATGCCTTTCTTGATTGCACCAGCCTTGAACCTGTCTCCGAACTGGTCGAAGTATTCTTTGCCGAGGCTCTTCGACATTGCCTTGCGGAGGGCTGTGACGTCCTCCCAAGTCAGATCACCTATTTGGCGACCAATCTCCATCACCTGTTCTTGATATGCGACGATGCCGAGCGTGTTTTTCAAATAAGGCTCGAATGCAGGGTGAGGATAATCGACCGGCGAATAGCCGTTCTTGCGCTTCACCCATTCACCTGTTCCGCCGGAAGCCATTGGGCCTGGACGAGCAAGGGCTGTCGTCGAGACAATGTCCTCGATGTGCTCTGTTTTAATCTGGTTGGCGATTGACTGCAGCGCCGGACCATTGAATTGAAAGATGCCCGAGAACTGACCTTTGTTAATGACTTCGAATGCTGCTGGGTCGTCCAGCGGAACTCTTTCGAGATAGTGAATGTCTTTGCCGGCCAGCAGCAATGCATCCTCGAAAACGGAAAGCTGTGTAAGGCCCAGAGCATCAATCTTCAGGAGATTAAGCTCCTCCGCATCTTTTTTATCGCAATACGTAGCGCCAGTTCTTGAATCAACAGCGACATAATCCGTAACTGGCGTTTCAGTAACCACAATACCGGCTGCATGTTGGGAAAAATGCCTGGGGTGTCCTTCCATTCGTGCTGCCACCAGAATTTCTGGATACTTATCAAGAAGCTCCTTTCCCGACTGTGTTCCTCTGAATGTGTCTTCCAATGTTGACAAAGCTCGAGAATCACCGCTCGATCTGACGATAAGAGAATCAAGGACTTTTGTGCAGAGCCATTTCGGTACGCCGAGCGCAGCACCCGCCTCGTCAACCGCAGACCGAGGGCGAAACAGAGCAACTGTTCCGAGACGCGCAATGTGTTCTCTTCCATATTTGTTCTCCATGTATTCAAAGACCAAATGACGTTTCTGGTCTGAAAAGTCGATGTCGATGTCTGGCAGGTCATTGCGCGTTATGTCAATAAACCTTTCGAATAGCAGGTCATATTTCAGCGGATCAATAGTTGTGATTTCTAGCAGGTAGCAAACCAAACTCCCGCAAGAGCTGCCACGCGCAGGTCCGCATATCATTTTCTGACGTGCGAACTGCATCATGTCTGCAATGATGTAGAAATAGTCCTCGAAGTTTTTGTCGAAAATCAAATTCAGCTCACGGTCCATTCTCGATGAATAGGCCTCGTCTGTCAAATCAATGCCGAGCTTCACTGCGCCAACGCGGCACATTTCCTCCAACGACAAATCGTGCTGTGGAGAAAGCAGCTGTGCGCTCTTTAGCTTTGCGTGGCACAAAGCTCCGACGTCAGTTTGGTTAGCGATGGCGTCTTCAATAATCTCCGGCCACGCTGTGCGCTTGACCGACGACCTCCATTCGTCTTCGGTCAAGATCCATTGGGAGTAGGTTTGGGTGCTGGCACCGCGACCACAAAGAACCTCGTAGAAACCTTCATCTTCTTCATTTACAAATTTGTTGTCACCTGTCGCGATGAACTTGTGTCCCATTTCGAATGCTTGCTTGATGTAGCCTTTTGAGGCAGAGGGTGACAGACCGATATAAAGACCCTCTGCAGGCTTGAACTCATTCAGGAGGGCACGTGACCCAGCGATCTTTATTACTCCTTCCGCTGCCATTGCCTGCTCGTACGTCAGCAAAGGCTCGTACCGGAACTGGCTGGTGGCGAGCGAGACAAGCTGATTGACAGCCCCAATGTCATCAATCGCCAGAAATGTCCAGTGGTCGAACACTGGTTTCTTGGCATGGGCCGAAGGTGTGACTGCCAGCTCAACACCGAAAATCGGCTTAATGTTGGCATTCTTGCAGAGCTTGTTCCAACGGATCCATCCGAAAGTTGAAGCTCTGTCTGTGATCGGTGCATAACGCCAGCCCAGACCTTTCACCTTTGCGAAGCAGTCATCAATCATTCCCGCTGCGACACGGAAAGAATATCCGGTGCGGATTCTCATTTGGGTGGCTCCGGCAATGGCATCCAATGGGTGGCTTCAACCATATAGGAGCAGCATCCGCATCCGTTTGAATTAGGATACATAATAGGGTCTACGCACCAAATTTGGGTCCCATCCCATACCAGAAAAGAGGATTGCCCATTCTCCCATGTCTTTTCATTGTAGACAGGCTTTGGAGCTGTTTCTATCGGTTGCCAATTCATCACACAACTCCTGTTTCGCGGAGAGCACGGAAGCAATTGGCGAGCGCACGTACGTCTGCTTCTGCCCGATGGGCACCGCTGAATGCTTCGCCCATCAGGAGCTCGTGCAGCGATGTCAGGTTCAGCCGGTGGCCTTTGATATGCTCCGTAGCTTCAACAGTGCAAATGAGTTCCGGCCAATCGACTGTCAGGCCGGCACGCTTCATCTCAAAGTCGACCATGGACTTGTCGTAGCTCAAATTGTGCGCCACAACTTCGTCATGCCCTTCAATGAACTTCTTCAACTCCTCGGCGTGAACAGAAAACCTAGGCTTTCCGCGCAGATCTTCCGGCTTGATGCCAGTGATGCGAGTGGTGACGTCACCAATAGGTATTCCCGGATCAAACAAATGTCCAAGGCTGTTGCACTCGTGCCCTTCAGTGTCCACTGACAGGCCGAAGAATTCGATAATGTGCGGCTGCCGGTCCAGCGGCAGCAGCTTGTTCTTGATCAGGTCGGTTGTTTCGGTGTCAAAAATGAGCGTCCTCATTTGCCACGCTCCTTCATTGTGTTTCTGGCATTCAAAATGCCATCAACCTCCTGCAGCATCATCGTGTACACAGCCAAATCATCCAAAGAGTCGGAGTGGCCGCCTCTGTCGAAGTTTTCAACATACCGGGTAAATTTACCGACCATTTGAACCAACAACCCAATGCGGTTCCAGTGGTCGGCATCTGGCTTCGCGGGCATGACAGCATTTTTGAAAAGAGCTTCCATAACGCTGCCGAACCGCTTATAATTGTCGCCGTAGATTTTGTTGCGCTGCTCATAGATGTCAGCTGCGTCATGCAGCATGTTGGGGACAGTTCTCATTTCAATATCCTCCGACGGCTGGTTGAAGAACGGTAAGCCCGTAGTTGCGTAAGGCTTCGACAACGCTGTCTCGATCATCGACTGCCAGCCAGACCTCCGAGAGGACATTTTCTTTTGATCCAAACTTCTTCTCCAAAGCTCTAATCTTCATCTCACCATCTTGCGACCAATCGCCATCCGGGCGCATAATCAGCTGATCGCAGAACAATGCAAGATTGCTATCTTTCAACCACTCTTGAGTTCGCCGCCTGTACTTCTCTGGCCGACCTGTGAGGACGATGATGTCACAGGTTTCGGAAAGGGTGCATAGCAGATTGGCTACTTTTACAATTACAGGATCTTCGTTGCAGCGGGAATGAAACTCATCCCACTGCTTTGTTTGTGCATATTGAATGCGATGGCTGCAATCTGAAAGAGTGCCATCAAGGTCGAACACGACCGTTGCGAAGGGCCAATCCATGATTACTTCTTCAGCAAATCTGCAGCCTTCGCCAGCTGCATCTTGAGGTGCTTGTCGGTCATTCCTGCGGCGACTTCCTCAATCAGCGCAATCGCCTTCTTGTCCTTCGGATCAAAGAACGGAATGGTCCAAGGCCAAACCGCAAACACAGCCTCGCGCATCTGGCGGGCGACCATTTGATACTCGCCTTGAACGCGCATCGAATCACGTGCCCGCAAAAGGTCGACCAGCGATCGCAGATTGTATTTCGCGATAAGATTGCAATGAACATTGATCGGCAGAAGCCCACGTGCATCTTCTAGGCTTTCTCCACGATCAACAGACCATTTATATTCTGACAAAGAAATTTCCATGCCATCAATGTAGGCTTCTTTGTCTTTCACAGATTCAGGAACGTGATAGCTGACGCTCGTCATGTCAGTCACACGCTGGCTCTGCATCGCGAAGCTGGCTGTGCGAGTGCGAGTGATCTGCTGAGCGCATGCCCGGCTGACATTGTTGATCGAGAAAATGACATCAACAAACTCCCAAGAGCTGGGAATTGTATTGCTCATGTATTGAAGCTCTCTGTCAAGCTCTTCGATCGGCATTGCCTCGAATGCCTCATAGCCACTCGGTGTCATCTGCAGGCGAGTGTTCTTTGTGTAGGCGAGCAGCCTTGCTGCACCGTAGGTTTCGTCATTCGTGCCTTTGCCGGTGAACCAGATAAGGCTAACTGAAGGTTGAATGCTCATTTTCATCTCCTATTTCATTCTGTGTTCGTAGGAACCATTCTTGATGATCTTGCGGATCACACGCACGTCATTCACCACATCGTCCATCAATAATCCCGGTCGCCATGTGGCAAAGCGTCCGAGGGAATATATGCCGAAATTGTCGCTCGCCCACAGGATGAATCTGCGGCGATCGCCTTCGTCAATCGGCAGGATCTTTGAATATGGCTGCATTGACAGCTTTGCATCTTGCCATTCACAATCATCCATTCCGAGGCAATACAAAGCGTCCATGACAAGAAGCTCAATAGCAGATGCATCATTGCTGATTTCCTCAGCTTTGATCTTTAGCTCTTCATTAGTCAATTCAGGGAAAGAAAACTCTATGGTGAGTTTCTGCCCTGTCATGCTGACGCGATTGAATTCTCGATAAGGATTTGGTACATAAACGCTGACATATGCATCGCTCTGCGGAACCAAACAGTTAATGTTGAATCCATTCACATAGCTGAAATTCGGGATGTCATCATACTTCAGCAGCTTCATCAACACAGGCATCGGTATTGTAGATGTGATTGGTCTGCTCATGAATTCTAATGCATCGATACCGATTTTGACATCGAAAAACACATCTCCAGTGACACGCTTGCGCAGCTCCTGAATTAAGTTTTCCGGCGCGATGTAACGCTCGCTGATTTCACCGTTGGCGGTCGCTACAGACCGCAGCGAAGCTGTTCCGTTGGTCTTCAATGAATATGCCATGGCGTCAGCGACAGGGTTGCGCCATGGATCGGTAGTCTTCATCATCTTGACTTTTTTGAACGGAATGTCCAAAGCGTCCCCGACGATGGATGAGCGGAACCGCAGAACCGCTGAGTGATTGTTCGGCAGTGATGCGGCTGACTCCCAAATACAAACTCTTTGGTCGCGGATCATGCCTCCTGCCAGAAGGCCAGCCATCCCTGCGCCGATTATGTTCATTGTTTTCCCTTCCATTCAGCCCATGGCTTGCCGATGTTTTTGTTCTGTTCGATTTTGTCCCACGCAGCGTCAACCATTAAAATTATGTTGCACCTCATATCGTATGAGTCTGGGTCGGATTGATCGCAAAGGAAATGGTAAGCCTCCAGCTTGTCAGCCCAATCGAGCCACAATAGGTCTGCTGCTGAAAGATTGTCGTAGGGCGACACCAGCCCAAGGTCGTGGAAGAAAAGCACCTCTGCATAGTCCTCCGCAGCTTTGATCTCGGGCCAGCGCTGCTTGATAGGAGATGGAATGTCGCCGAACAATTTCTCATGACAATCGTGAAACAGTGCCGCTCGCAGGAGGTCAACAGATGGGCTGGGGTGGTACATCGAGAGTATCAATGCCACACCCCAGCTGTGCTCTGCTGTGGTTTGGTTCATTGTGCGAGTGGTGTGCCAGCGCCTGACCCCACCAGAGGCCAGGAGTTTATGCGTCCTTGGGAAATTGTCTTGCATGTTCCATCTCCATTTTCATTTAGACTTGGGTGACTTGATCTTCGCTACACGTCCGGCATACAAGCCGAGAATGTCCAGCGGGATCTCGTCGCCGTTGCGCATCCGTTCCTTCACATGGGCGATCAATGTCTGCGGATGGACACCCATCTTGGCAGAAACTGCATAGCCCTTGTTTTCTAAGTCAGCCTTGACCGACAGTGCCTCGTTGTGCTGGCTTTTCTCGAACACCATCTGCAGCTCGCTCTTGATGAGTGCCGCAGCGCCATTGCTTTCGAGCCAACTGATTGCGGCAGACCGTCTGTCGTCTTCCTTCGGCAGAGAGCCTGAAACAAAATCATCGATTGTGATCTTGAACCCTGTTTCAGACTTGAACTCTGACATCCCGCACTCTGCCATCATATCTGGCAGATCGACCGTCTTGAGACGATTGAGTCGCTTTTTGACGTCAGAGAGATTTTCTTCGAGATCCTCTACGAGCTTTTCCATCGAGATGGCATCTTCCGCCATCGTACGGAATCGCAGAAGGGCGGGGGATTCATCCCGCCCTTCGTCCTCGCCTATGTCAAATGATATTTGCACAGATCACCTCAAAAGGGGATTTCTTCGGAATTGACCGGCTCGTCAGCAGCGACATCGCCACGGACTTCGCCACTCTTGATTGAACCACGGAAGTCCATTGCTTCCTGATACAAATCCTTCCAGTTGTCCATCTCCTGGAGGGTCTGGCCGCGTTCAATCTTCCACCCTGCCCAGTCGCCCTCGGGATTGCTCTCGTCGACGGTGGACAGATTGTATGCCCGGTAGAAAAGGGGAGGTGTATAGAATGTTCCATCCTCGCGGCGCAGCTTCTCGCTCGTAGCCAAAGTCAGCCACCGGCGAGCCTTCTTCAGCTGGGTCGAAGCCAGAGGCAAGAAGCACCTCCGCCCACCAGCTGAAATGTTGAGTCCGAAGAACTGTGCGGTCTCTGCAATGAGATTTCCGTCCTTCGTTGTGGGCCGGTTCTTCTCGTCGCGTGTGCAGTTGTCCATGATCGAAGGATCTTCGTGAACCTTGACCAGACCCTTGCCAGTGGAGCGTGGCGCCCACTCGAGGTACTGCTTGACATAGTGCACTGGCAGGAACACGAGTGGAGATTCAAAAATCTCTTGTGTTCCAACATCGCAGATGTCTCCGATGTTCGCGCCCTTGATGAACTCAGGCTTCTTGGGCTGGACCTGTGGGCTCAGCGCCTGAAGGATCGTGATGCGCGGAATGATGAGGTCGCGTGCCCCAACATTCTCCAAGCCATCCCCTGCATTCGGCGCAAAAAAGCTGTCTGTCAGGACAGTCACTTCAGTCGATGTGTTCTGGGGGATGACGAGGTCTTTGGGTGATTTAGCCATTTAAACACTCCTTGTTCGCTTAGGTCTGGGGATCCAGAACCGTTTGTGGAACGAATATAGCTTGCCCTAGATTTTTATGAAAAGCACGAAAATTCTGCACTTTTCTCGAACTATTTTTTAAGTCCCTGTAATTGCTCAGTAATTTTCTGCACAAAGTTGTTGCCTTTCGGTCAGAGATGGTGCATAGTACCTTTGCCGACCGACTCGGCAGAAAATGGAGATAGAAAATGACACCTTCAGAAGTTTTGCTCGCTGTTGCCCGTGCCGAGTTCCGCTGGCCGACCGACCTCGAGCGGGAGATGTTCCCGGGATTCAAAAGCCAAAGCTGGATGATCGCCAGCCTGAACAACTACGTCACGGCCATCTTCGATGGGGACTTCATCGAGATCTACAAGGGCAAAGACATCTATCAGTTCCAGGTTTTGCAGATCGATGATCTGATGAGAGCCTAAGCCGGCACAAGGTTGGCTGGGTCGAAAAATAATTTCGATTCAGCCACTTTTTCTGTTTGCCTTTCTGACGGAATGGCGCATAACATCTTTACCGGCCGATTCGAGCCGCCTAAATGGAGAATGAAAATGACCCCGACAATCAACACCAACGGCACCCACCCCGACGACCTCTGCAAGACCTACGGTGCGGCATCTGATGCCATCCGTACCGCCATTCGTCTGGTGGTCGATATTCAGCCACGTCTGCGCGATTACCCCACACGAGTCGAATGGGCTCAGGCCAACCTTGCCCACGCTCGCTGGGTCGTGGCCTTGGGCAAGATCCGTGGTGAGCTGGAGGACACCGAGGTCCAAATTTACGATCAGGTGTATGATCAAAAATAATTTACCGCACCCCATCTTTTCTGTTTTCTTCTCTGACGTAATGGCGCATAAAGATTCTGCCGGCGAGTTCGCCGCATAAATGGAGATCGAAAATGTTTCACACTCACCCAATCGACGAAGTTGCAGTCAACGTCTCTGGCACCGACTATTATGCCTACGGCGAGATCCAAGTTGGCTACTTCGTCGAGCCAGCTGACCCGAGCGTCGGCTACTTCCAGAGCCAAATCATCCTCGATGGGTTCGGTGGCGCAAAGCTCGAGCTCGTCGACGACGAGGGCAACATCACCGTCGTTTTCGCCGCCGAGGACAGCGACCTCTGGAAGCAGGTCACCAAGACCTTCTGCGACCAGTCGCTGATCGAGGACATCATCTACAGCGAGCAGTTCTGACCCTCGCAAAGGGGAGCCAAGGCTCCCCACTCACCCCGCAAATGGAGAATGAAAATGGCTCGTCCGCGCAAAATCCACCCCTCCCTGCTCTCCGTCAGCCGCAGCCGTTTCCCGGCTGAGATCGTCAATGACAGCGAGAAGCGTGGCCAGCTGGCTGCGCCCAAGGTGTTGTTCGGCGAATGCTCCCGCTATGCGGTGGCGCCGATCCACACACGCTTCAGCACTATCGTTTGGTTCGTCTGGGACGCCGAGCACGAATACAGCTCGCTGAAGGCTGCCGAGATCATCCGCCAAGAAAACAGCTTCGAGGAAGCTGTCGTCGATCTGAATTGAGGAGGTTCCAATGATCCCGCAAATTATCTGCACCACAAAGATCGTCGAAGGCATTTATTGCGTCTTTTACTTCGGCAAGGCAGCTGGCTGGGTCTACCCCGCCACCACTCAAAACGGTGACAAAGTTTTCAAGGCTGCGACTGTTCACCACTGCACCAAGCATTTTGATGATCTGGAGAGCGCCGAGCACTGGCTGATCGGGGAGTATTACTGATGACACGCATCAACTGCATTCCTACGCAAGACCTGCACAAAAAGCACCTCATCGCTGAGTATCACGAGATCACTCGCGTTTTTGGGCTCGTCAAGAGGCTGCTGGCCTCCGGCAAGGATCCGGCCAACTGTGGCGCTCCGGACCAATACGTCCTCGGCACCGGCCATGTGCGCTTTTTCTACACGCGGCTGGCTTGGATCCAGAACCGCATTGTGGACCTCACAATCGAGATGGACAGCCGTGGCATCAAGGCAAAGGTAGAGATGATCCAGGGCATTGCTGACGGAATCCCTGAGCGGTTCTTCGGGGATTGGGAGCCGACAGAGGCTGACATCGCCCTGAACAAGGAGCGCATCGACGAGCGCCTTGTGGACATGGCGGCCAAGCCAAAAAGAAAAGTGCCCACTTTAGACGATTAGGGCAATATTTCTGTTTTCTTTTCTGTCCGAATGGTGCATAAAGATTCTGCCAGCGAGGCGCTGGCCTAAATGGAGATCGAAAATGACCAACATGACAAACGCTTCCCTCGCCACGCAGTTCGCCCTCGTCCACGCTGAAGTCGAAGCTGCCAAGGCCAAGCTCGAATCCCTCCGCACCCAGATCCTCGAGCAGGGCATGGAGCGCATCGATGGCGACCGCTGCTATGTCCTCGTTTCT